CTTATTTTCTTCTTTAGCTATACCCTTGAAACGATTAATTTTAGCAGGATTCTTGTGATATTTCATAGTTTTCTTTGGCTTTTCTTCTTTAGGAGTCTTTTTAGGCTTTTTCCCTGCTGCTTCTTCCTCTCCTTCATTTGGCTTAATCGGGTTTTTCATCTCTTGAAATCTTTGATATTCTTCTTCGTCAAGTGGCTCTTTACCTAATTCCTCCCTCACTTCATTCGGAAGCATAACCCCTGCATTGAGGTATATCTGATAGACTTCCGCATTATATTTCTCGTCATCAGGAGTAGGATTATCAAATTCAAACCACAAATTTTGTCCGTCTGAAAACTTAGGAACAAGAAACTGATTGAATTGACCTTGCAACATTCTTAATTTAGGAAGCACCGCCCTCTTGCTAAACTGAATATCTGAAGTCAATGAACTAGCATAATTAACATCTTCTGTAATCCCGACAGTTGCCTTTGGCACTTTATAGGTCGCAAAGATTTTATCCCTTAACATATCCTGCAACTCTTTCGCCTGTAATTCATTCAACTTAAAACTGACATTATTAAACTTCAATCCTTTTTCTAACACCGCAAGCTTATTGGCGTTCTTTACTCCCCTATGCCTAGACTCAAATTGCTTAATTATTCTTTTAACTATACCATCATTCAACTCTTGATCTGTTTCCAATACCCCAGTAGGCAAAGCAGAGTTAAAGAAAAACATATTCAAATAATCCTCAATATAAGCGTCAAGGTCTAATGTTTTTGCGATATACTTCAAGATTGATAATCCTCTGAATGGAGAATTATAGCTAGGCAACTTAGGCAACAATACTATCTCTTTGTCAAGCACCTCTTTTTGACCATTGGATTTTAGATAATGATATTCCTTGATAATGGAAGTCTCATCAAAAATAACAGTCAGCCTATCAGGATTTAATAAGAACATTGTAGTTGGATTTTTCGGAGAATCCAAAAGTATTGGAGCCTCGCCACCTGCCAAATAAAAAAGCCCGAGCAACCATAAGAACTCCTCTTTGGTCTGCACCGGGTTTGGTCTTTCAAACAAATCGAGAAAAGCGTGTTCCTCTGTCTCCGTCCATTGGTCTTTTCCTTGCCGTCTGTATAATTTATACTCATTACTCGACAATTCATCGCAAATAGACGAGATAGCAATAAACGCCCAGCTTCTTGCCCCATCCTTAACGAACTCTGCTATTTTTGATTCAGGCGGTATCTCTCGAAACATCGGAGCAATCAAATCGCCTATCTCCTCAAAATCATCATTATCATCTATAGCGTTGTCAGGAATAAGTTTCGCCTCGATTCTCTTTTCGAACGGAACAAAATACCCCTTAACCTTCCCTATTATTTGGTCAAAGATTGCCATAATTTTTCCGCCCCTAACACACGATATTAACTTGTGTAATTAAAACATATCATATTTCTTCTTATTAGTCAAATCACCATACACGCGGAGCTTGTTCCTCAACGCTCTTATTGAAGCTTAAAGCGAAAGCATCAGCAATATTGGGCGATTTTATCCCCTCTTTTCTCATCTCATCCTTGCTTTTTATCTTAATCCTATCCTGTGTATCCTTTTTCCACTTAACAATCATTAATTCATTCCAGCCATCATTAAAATCTAATTTTCCCCCTCCCCTTAACCATCCTTCGCTTAAATAAAAATTTTCGGACTTCAAATTCAAAAATATATCCTTACTTGGCTTTTCTGCCCACTTAACGGGCATAACATCGTGCCCTATCTCCTTCAATCTAGCCACCACTCCTGCCCCAATCCCCGTTGCATCTATAAATACATTCCCTGCCTCTACCTTATAATCCTTCATCAAATCAATTATTACCCTAGTCGTAGCCATTAAATCCTTAATTCTCGACCTGTGGATAACTTGTGCATAGGTTGAACTCCTTAATACCCCGACATTCTCATCTCCTCCCTCACCCACATCAAACCCTAATTTCAAATCTCCCGTATGTTGAACCTCTTTTTTAGCTCCCAATATAACCTCATCCGAATAAAGCCTGTAATATCCACTCTGATCTATTTCCGAATCATCAGGGAATTTACACTCATACAGAACCGAGAACTCCGAGGCTAACATCATCTCTTTCGCCTCATCTATAAACTCCTGCGTGTATCTCCCCTCTTTTAATGCTTGGTTATAATCAATGAATATCTGCCTATATCGCTTACTATTGGAACTCTGATAAAAATGATTCCGATAAAAAGGGTTTCCGACTTTAATTAGAGTATTCTTAGCGTGTCCTCCCAACATACGGAGAATCATTGTTTGAAAAGGGTCAGGAATAAGCGCGCTTTCATCCTCAACAATATTGGGACTTCCAAATCCGGTCAAAGCATCATTCACCATCTTCATTGACTTCGTTTGAGCTGAATATGTCCTAATCTCCCCTCCACCCTTCCAAGTTATTCTCTCCTTACTTCTTTCCCTTTTTAATCTTTCCAATGGCTCTTGCCTATCTATATCCAACTTCTTGATAATCTCCGCACTATCGAATATATGCTGGATAACCTTTTCCATTATAATATTCGCCTTATCTTTTCGCCCTGCTATTACCGCCCAGCCATCTTTATGCCTTAAAGTCCTCAATATCAACGCGCAAGCGATTATAGTGGACTTTCCATATTGAGTAGAAGCTATAATATTTACTCTCGGATGTTCCTTGAAATAGATAGCATTAAATATCTCCACCTGACCATCAGATATTTCCAAAGGTTTTTGATAATCGTCCTTAAAAAATAATTTGCATATCTCTTTTGAGTATTCATTCTTTGTCATTTATTTTTTTCTCAATTTCAGCAAGCTTATTCCACATCTTATCATCCGTTCCTAAATCAAACTTCTCGGCTATCTTCATTATGTATTTCAAAAAAAGTTCAATAGCTTTTTCGCTTCCGGCTTTGGCGTTTTGTGCCAACTTGTCAAATATCTCCGGCGCGTCGTCTTTTATATTAAGAATCATTTTTTTAAGAAGCTTTTCTTGAAAATCGTCCTTTTGACATTCATAATAAAAATCTCCCCTTTTGATTCCTTTCTGTTCGCAAAAATCAACAACCTTTTTAGGAACTCTCATATCCTTTGGAGTTGCCAAATATTCCAATGCGTCTTTTAGCCAGCTTTTTTCTTCTCCTATCATATAATTAAATCTAATAATTCTTTAGCGCTTAATTTAACATCATATTTATCTTTAACCTCTTTCAATCTTAACTCGCTTTCCTTCTGCCTCTCAATCGGATCTATAAATCTTTTCAGATCATCCAAAGTCTTTGCTACTGGAAGCCCTAAAGCCCAAGCGTGAATCGTTTTGTTATTGCTTTTATACAGCCATCTGCCTTTTGTCATTTCAGGAAGTAAAGCAAAATCAGCCTTTTGTATTTCCTCCATTTCGGTTTCCTTCGTCCACTTGACACTTTTAACATCACAAAGCGAAGTATGAAAATCACCATCCGTGATTACTCTCAATGTCAAGCCGAGTTTCTTTATAGTGTCCAATGCTGGCTCAATAGCGTCTAAATTGTGAGAATACCCGAACCATACCACAGTTTTCGCCTCTCCTTCGTGCTTTTTAGGCTTAGGCAATAATTCCAAATTTTCCCTATCCCTTATGATATGCACTGGTTTATCAATCATCTCACTTAACTCCTTTTGCAATCTTTCCGTGGGGACAGTCACAGCATCAATATCTTTGCAAAAACTGACTACTTCCGCCCCATCCAGCCAATCAGGGTCGCAAATATCTAATATCTTTACTCCCTTAAATTCCCTGGCCATTTCTTTCCAATAGGTTTTCTGAAAATAAATAACATCATAAGTTTTACCTTGAACAAACTCCTCCGCTTCTACTCCTATTTCGTTAAGAGCCTCAATAATCCATTTTCCCCTTATCCTTGAAGACGCTACATCCTTTCTTTGATGATAATTTTCGAATAAAACAAAGCCTATTTTCATATAATTTTATCTAAAAGGTTAAGCCAATCCTGTCGGTATCTTTCCCTAGAAAACATTTTTATTGCTGTATTTCTAGCGTTAATACCTATTTGCTTAGCAACCTTATACTTATCTTTTACCAACTTAGCTATTAAATCACCAGTATCTTCATAATTATCGTGTTCAACCAAAAATCCGTTATGCCCATCTATTATAAACTTATCTGCATCGTGCGATTTTGTAGTGATTATGCAACACCCCGAAAACATCGCCTCTGTCCGACTTCTCGGCATTGGCGAACCGAATGTAGGATTAAAATATACCAATGTCTTGCTTAAAAAGTCCTTATACTCCCCAATATTATTAGCCGTAAAACATTGAGGGGTATTAATCCATTGTAAATATATCCCGTGCTTCTCCTTCAAATAATCCATAACAGAAGTGAGAAACGACCTATTATAGTATCTATCCCCAATTCCAGCCATTGAAACAAAACTCGCCACTCTCGGCTCTTTTATCTCACTAAACCTCCACTCATCTTTTTCCATTCCGTGAATAATAACTTCTCCTCGCTTCCAATCCTCTTTCGCCTGATGCGAATTGACAACCATATAATCATCTCCGACAACCTCCAAAATTTCTTTTCTTAATATCTCACTAACATATTTATTCCCTGCATTTCCATCCTCATATGTTTCAGGATAAACAGGCGTGCCGTGATTGATAAAAATAATAGGCAAGTCAGGCTCAATCTCTTTGATAACCGCCTTCATCTGCCTAGTCAAAATACTCTTATTGAGCCTTAAATTCGAACATTGTTGGTCAATATTCAAAATCGCAAAATCATATTTCCCTTTTTCAAAATGCGTTACCCATTCAGCATTAAGCGGAAATGGTCTAGCTTTTTCGTCCCATCTTCTCGTATAATTTATCAATAATCCAAAATCAACGTGGTCTTTGAGAGCCATCATTAAATCGTGGTCGTGTGCCAAATGCCAAGGAGACTTAAACGCTCGTAATTTATTCATATTTGTTGACTACTCCTTTCAATTCTTTAACTTGAATAACTTATTTTTCATATCATAAACCTCATATCTTTTTTCACTCTTATTATGCGTTCCG